TTGCTGGCCAGTTATTCGCCTTGCATTCGTCGCAATGGCCGCAAGAGTAGTGCCCGTCATTGTCAAGACGGTCAATCGTGTGCCGATTGGTTGGCCGTTCTCCCATATCTTCCGAGAAGAATTGGAATCCATCTTTCCAGCGTTGGCAAACTTTGATTCCGCGTCCACCATAACGCTCGTAATACAGCGTTTTCTCTCGCCGACAACGGTTTAGCATGGATTGCCAAACGCAATAAACAGGTTCATCGGCGTGTCCGTGCTTGTGAATGCTCGCATAGAAACACTTGCGAGAACAGAATTTCGCCTTAGCAATTCGGCGGGTTGGCGTGAAAATAACTCCGCAATGTTCGCACGGACGAGATTTGTCAATAGGATTGGTATTAGCCACGATTCGAGCCTCCAGTAAAGGTTCTGTTTTGGCAAGATGCCGATGCTGTGCGGAAAACACATCATCGGCTTCGTTTATTGTATGGATTATCGGCCTATCGACAAAGACCGGCAAATGAGATAATATGTCAGCGTTATTGCAGATTTCCCGCGAGAATTGTCATGGCTCCATCATATTTCGATGCGACATTTAGCCCGTATAGAAACGGAGCATCAAAGGTCGGCACAGGAACCAATTCTCAAGAGCATGGAGATTTTCCAGCATCATTCTTTGGCGAGCAACGCGGCCCTGAATCCGGCATGGCTGTTCCGCACGTTCTTTCAATGCAAGCAATCGTTGGGACCGCGTGGAGAAATTATTGGCATGGGGCTTATGACGAAGCACTTCGTAATTCCGTGTTCAATGCTGACGCGATGCGACAAGACCCGTTCATGCGTGGCCTACTAGACGAGAGAAAGCACGGCGTCTGTTCTCTCCGTGCGTCTATCGAAGTCGATAACGAACGCGACCCTTGGCAGAAAGCATTGAAAGACGGTTTGACGCAACAATGGCGGTCAATCTGGCATAGTTACGATCTCAATTGGTACATGCTAGAGGCTATTTGGTACGGGCGTTATGGTGGTCAATTCATCTGGAAGAAAAAGGTTATGGACCTTCCCGCTTTGCCGAAAGCGGGCGGTGTTGCACCTGGATTACCAGCGATTCTAGGGGCACCGGGAGGACGCGATAAACGAGAATGTCTTGTAATCCAGCGGCATCTGCCAATTGAGGGCGATAAGATCGGCTACGACTATGATGGTTGTCCTTACATTCTTGTCGCAGTTCAAGCGTCAACAGAATTGACTGGACGCGGGGCGATGGTTGGTCCGATTCCAGATATTCACGCCAAATCGATGGAGTATGGGTTCACTACAGCGGGTGGTAAGGCTTTGTATCTTCGCTCTCCATCGTGGAGGCAGCGTTTTGCCATTCATGCCAACGAAATCCTTGACGGACCTTTCAATTCGGCAGAGAAAGGCGACCAAGTGCATGGGGTGGGAATACGCAGCTGTGCGTACTGGTACTGGTGGTTACGCGACGAGTTCCTTTGCAACGTAACTGACTGGTGTGCAAGGGTAGGACAGGGAGTACGCCTTTGGTACTATCCGAGCGGAAATCCAGCAGCGGAAGCCGCGATTAACAAGGCGGCTGTGGATCAAAGCGATAAGGTCAATATCAAGGTTCCGTATGAACCTGGAACGGAATTGCAGCAACCCGTTCAGTTCATTGATACATCGTCAACCGGATCGGATTTACTTCTGCGGATTGTCCAGCACGTAGAAGAACAGATTCAGGTTTACGTCGTTGGTCAGTCCATGTCTCAAGGGGCACAGGAAAACAACGGTTCGGGATTTGGGGATAGGGGAAGGGCCGATTTCGCACGTTCAACCAAGTGGCAAATCACTCGCCGAGACGCCGCGAAGTATGGCGATACGTGTACCACGGACATACTCGACGTAATGAAAAAGTGGAGTTACCCGCCTGAGATGCAGGAAATTCCGGCTAGGGTTGTCTTTCATGTTGATGATCCTGACCCTGAAAAGCTGCTGAATGCGGCGAAAACCTTTGTCGGCATGGGTGGAACGATTCGGGAAGACGAAGTGAGAAATCCCCTTGGCTTTTCCAGCCCGCAAGAGGGAGATAAGGTTTTGGGCGGTCAAACTCCGCTACCTCCGGGTATGGGTGGGGGTGGAGTGCCGGTCAAAGAAGACGGAGCGGTTCAAGGTGGAGATGAACCGAATGGGACACCAAACGGAACACCGCAACCGGCGATTGGCACATATACTAACGGCAAAATGGTTCCTGAAAACGGTCAATCGAACGGTAATGGAGTGCAGGATTGGGCGAAGAAACAGGCCAGCCGATTTGAAATGGGCACAAGGGAAGCGGCTAGGTCAAGGGTTCACGATGTCATGGTCAAAGAGCGATATGACATGGTTCAACCTAAACAACAGCCGATCATTGTGAACGTATCTCCCCCTGAAATCACGATCAATAATCAGGTTCCAGAGCAACGAATACCGGATGTTAATGTTCAGGCTCCCACGGTGAATGTTTTCAACCGAATGCCGAAACAAGTTCCTCCTGACATTCACGTAGCTGCCCCTAATGTCATTGTAGACGTTCCGAAACAGGATGCTCCGGTTATCAATGTGGAATCTCCCACGGTGAACGTAGCCGCTCCGAATGTGACGGTGGAATCGCCTGAGATTCGGCCAGAGATTCACAATGATATTCATGTGGACGTTCCGAAACAGGAACCTCCGATTGTGAACGTGACACAGCCGACAAACAAGAAAGTCCGGTTGAAGAAAAACTCCGATGGAGTTTGGACCGGAGAGGTTGAACAGGAGTAAGCAATGGCGACGGATTTTATCAAAATCGCCCGCGATCAGTCCGCAGCGACCGAAGCAGCGGAATTGATAAACACTATCAAGGATTTGCGATCAGTCTACGAAAGACTAATCCGCATTCACGCAAAGATGGTTCATAACTTTGTTCCAAACGAGAATGCCGATTTAATCGATTGGTCACAACTCGAAACACTTTGGGGCGTTCCGGTGTTGAACGCTAACAGTGTCGGAACAACTGCAAACGGGAAAAACATCTTTACGTTTATTGACGGGGCAAAGGGCGGAATGGAAGGACAGTTTCAGACATCAGCGGCGAAGGATTTGACGGAGACGGTTGGATAGCATGGCTGATTCAGTAGTCCAAAGTGTCTCTGGTACATCTGGCACGTTCGTATTCAGCTTTTCCAAGACGTTTGGCAGCACCACATCAGCGGGAAATCTGCTGATTGCTGTTATCGTTTGGGAAGGCGGCGTCGGCGTCGGCAGCGTCACGGATGGAGCCGGAAACAACTACGTTAAGGCCGATGACGTTGGCGGTTTTTCTTGTGCGGTCTGGTACTGCGAGAACGCCTTGGCGAACGCTGGTACAGTGACAGTAACCTCGGCAAGTTCCGCTTTCGTTGTCGTGGGCCTAACTATCATTGAAGTTGCCGGGGCACCAACAACGGGATCATTCGATACTAGCAATTCAAACAGCAGTACATCAACAACGCCGACTACCGGCACGATCAGCGGAACGACCGGCCAATTGACGATTGCTGCATTAAACGCCGTAGCAGGGGCGTCGATCACTGGAGCGGGTGGTGACTGGACAGATTTGTACAATGTGGCTGATATGGATGGAGATATCGGTGGGGCAGTTCAATATCTCATTGATAGTTCAAATACCACGTATTCTGGAGATTGGACTCTAAATTCATCAAGATCGTATCATGCTTTAATAACTTCGTTCAATACGTCTGGCGGAACAACAGTTGTTGCTTCATGGTGGTTTTACGGAAGTCATGGAATGGGCGGATCGACAGGATTTTAACACATGCAAAAAAACATAGGTTCGCAGACAGTAACCATTCTTGCGATTCAAACAAGCACAAATTTGCCGGTCACTGGCGAAGCCGGAAATATCACACTTTATTACAATGGCGATAATGGTGGCGTTACCGTGTTTTCTACGGGCAGTGGTCATCCTTCCGAAGATGATGCAACCAATTCGCCGGGAACCTACACGATTGCCATGACGCAAGGCGAGACGAACTTCAACAACATAAATATCAGCGGAAAATGCTCGACAAGCGGCGTTCGCATTGTCCCAATTCTCAACATCCAGACCGTTCCGGCAGCTTTCACGATTGCGGGCGGTGCATCGGGCGGTTTCACGATTGCCGGAAGCAATGCGGCTACTACGTTTTCCGGTTTGACGACAGGGGCATTGGCTTGCACGACGATTACCGCATCAGGGGCGGTAGCATTCCAAAGCACGTTCGCAGTTACTACATCAACCGCTCTTGCGGCTTTGTCGTGTACTACGCTAACGGCTAGTGGTGCGGTGGCATTCCAATCTACCTTTGCGGTCACAACGTCTACAAGCCTAGCCGCTTTATCTTGCACGACACTCACGGCAAGCGGGGCAGTCGCGTTTCAGTCTACTTTCGCCGTTACCAGCACAACTACGTTAACTGGCAACGTGTCCCTTGGCGGTACTCTCGGAGTGACCGGCACGACGACATTCGCAGCGATCAATACGGGTGCAATCGGTACAGGGAATGTGACGATCACCGGCACTCTTTCAACGAGCGGAACGACGACTCTGAACGCTTTGACTGTGACCAATGCAACCACGTTAAGCGGGGCGGTATCACTTGGAAGTACGCTTGGCGTAACCGGAACGACTACCTTAAACGTCTTGACGGTAACGAACGCTACAACCTTGTCTGGGGCGGTATCGCTTGGCTCTACGCTTGGAGTTGCAGGAACCGTGACATTCAACGCCTTCACGGTGACGAATGCATTTACGGTCAGCGGGGCTACGACATTGACCGGAATCGTTACTGCATCGAATGCAAGCAACAACATCGTCGGAGTTCATCTTGCAACAACACAAACATTCGACAATACCGGAACATGGACAGGAAACATTGTTGGAAATCTTACAGGAAGTGTCGGCGGGGATGTGGTTGGTGACGTTGGCGGTGATGTTCTTGGAACCGTCGATAGCATTGTTGATCCCGGTAACGTATGGGACGTTACGCTTGCATCTCACGTAACAGCGGGAAGTACAGGACAAGCCCTGAGTGCAGCGGGTGCGGCGGGTGATCCTTGGATTACATCGCTTCCAGGTATATATATCGCAGGGCAAGCCGGATACATCCTTGGCACGTATCTTGACGCAGCGATTAGCAGTCTTCCCACAGCGGCAGATATGGCTACGGCAGTTTGGCGGGATACGACAAGCGGAGATTTCACGGTAAGCGGCAGTATCGGCAAGAGTTTGTTTACGGGTGGAGTGATTCCGGGAGCGGCGGGTGGTTTGTTCATCGCTGGAACAAATGCAGCTACAACCGTCAATATCACCGGAAACATTACCGGCAATCTAAGCGGTTCGGTTGGAAGCGTAACTACAGTGACCAACATTGTAAGTGCCGGGGCGATTACAACGAGCGGCGGGGCTGTTTCCACGGTTACAACCCTGTCAAATCTGCCTAGTATCCCCGCTAATTGGCTTACGGCGACAGGAATTGACGCAACAGGGGCAGAATACCTTGCTGATGTTGCTCTTGTGCGTGATTGGACCGCAACTACAGGGGCAGAAGGCGAACCGGCAAGCCGTTCGTCAATGAACGCTCTGCGAAAACTCCGCAACCATATCGATACAACGTCATCGCCGGGGAATTTGGTAGTGACGCGAGAAAATGATATCACTACGGCGTATTCTCAAGCGATCATCGTGAGTGCTTCGGCTGAATTGATGACCTCGGTGGGCTAAAAGTGGCAACCGGCGGCATTGATCTACTTGGCGTACCGGGGCAAGCGGTAGGGGCTACAACAACTCCAACCGCGACAGCCGGATTCTCGATTCTTGGCGTTCCCGGCATGGATGTTGGGGCAATCCCTTCATCCATTGTCAACGGTGGATGGGGCTTATGCGGCATACCGGGAATGACGCTAGGGGCGATAACGCATATTCCTCCCGTTCCTCCCATAACTCCCGCAACAGGACCGGGAGGTGGGGGTGGGACGGAAAGAAAAAAACACAAACGAAGGCCAAAACCTGATAATGATGATGAAGGGGCAATGTTAGCCGCTTTGCTTTTGTTGTTGGAGTAATTATGCGAATTGATTGGGAAAACGACAAAAATCCGCCAACAGGATTAGTTATCGACCTTGATACCGGCGAATCAATCAGTGGCCAGAATGGATATTGCAGATTTGTCGATGAAGAAACGGGAGAATGGAAGCGTTGGGTTAGATCGAACGGCAAAATGATGATGACCCAATCCGGCAAGCCGCAAATGGAAATTGGAAATGGAAGGGTGAAATTCTTTGAAGTAGGAACGCCGGAATATATCGAAGCACTCGGCAAATTGCAGAAGGGATTCAGCCATGCAAGACCTTGATATTTTGATCGAAGAACGCTCCGAACGAGCTATCATTCCCGAACGCTATTATCGTCATGCGGTGATGGCCCTAGCTGATGGATACTCCATTGACGAAGCGTTTTACGTGGCAGACAGGCTAGACGTTCCGCCGATTGAGAAGCAAAGGAACGAATTTGAGCCTAGCCAAGAGGAAATTGTCTTCCGTCTTCCCCCGAAAGAGCATTACGACAAGGGTTGGGTTCCCGGTCCTAATGCCATGTGGCAGCACAAAAGCCCAGGCGAGATGGCCCGTGACTTGAAAGGACGCACGGAACAGCATCGGACGCAAAAGGACGAAGTAAAACGACCGGAAACCGCTCCCACGGAGCAGAAATCGGAACCGCGAAAGACGCAGATCGCCTCTCCACGGACTACGCAGCTTGCACCAGCGGAGAAACCGGCTGAAAAACCGCCCGAAGCGGCCAAACCGGAACCGAAACCCGAAGCAAAACCGATTGAAAAACCCTCTGAAACATTGGAGAAACCGCAAAATTCGTCAATACGTCAGAATGACGGAATGAAGCCGGAGCAACCGGCAGGAATGAAGTCACCGGATGATTTGGCCGGTTCTCTTGCCAAGTGGCCAAAAGCAACGCCAGATGAAGCAAAGAGATATTATTCAGGTCTAACATCAAGATCGGTTGCTAATGGTGGAACGTGGCCTACCCCAGCGTTGGATATGGCTCTTGAGATAACGAAAAATCCAAAAGATCCTCGTACTGATTCTCTTGCGAGTGATGCGACATACGCCATTTTGGAAGGGATGGGCGATTTCCGTCCCAATCCAAATAGTAGTGAAGAGGAAAAACAGCAACAATTTGCTGGATACGCGAGAAAGATTGCTTGGAACACGGTTCAAAACTCAGGCCGCAAAGAGAAAACGCAAAAGAAGTACGTAGGCGAAACTCCACCGGCTTATGACGCTCCCGCTCCAAAAGGCGATTCGGCGTCAAGTGATTTGCGAGAAGCGATTGAATCGATTCCTGACCCGACCGAAAAAAAGGTTGCGGAAATGATGATGAGTGGAGAAGCGTTCTCTAGCCGAGAAATTGCCAAGACTCTTGGCATAAGTCATCGGCAAGGAAACGAGATGAAGAATCGAATCTTGGCGTATCTGCAAAAGTATCAGATGAAAGCCAGAAAATACCGCTACATGAACGAAAACCATGTTCCAGCCGGTTCTCCCGAAGGTGGACAGTTCACAGGGAAGGCCGAACATGGACAATCGCCGGATCAAATGGCGTCTAAACTTGGAAGTGGTTCGCAACGGAGCAAATTGGAAGCGGTTGCTAGAAACTCTGGCTATGATGATGCTGATTTCGCCGGTCTTTCGGATGATGAAATGATGGCTGCTTTTGGTGGTGGTTTGAAACCAGAGAAAAGCGGTGTGCGGCAGCAACTTGAAGACGTTGCGAGAGAGCAGGGTTACGAAGATAGCGACTTTGCCAATCTCGATGACGATGAAATGCAACGGGCGTTTGGTGGCGGATTAAAAAGCACGCCGCAAACATATCCGCAACAGCAACCAGCTACTTCCAAAACACCAACTCCAAAAGCAATCGCTGATATGGTAGTCAGTGAAGGTGGCGTACATATGGGAGAGTTGTACAAGAAGTTCCCCGGCGTTCCACACGACCAAATCAATGAAATAGTATGGCAAGCACGCCAAGAAAACCCCGGTCTATTTGAAGCGGAAGGCGTTTCTTCGCGTCATGCTGGCGAATGGTCGGACGAAGAATGGAAAAACCTCTTAAATACCGGCAGCGAAGGTAATGATGCGGAAGGAAGGCGGTTCGGATACCTTGTAAAGAAGGGGGCAACGCCAGAACAGCAAGCAAAAGCCTTCAATGCTCGCCCTTTGGCTCATCGTTCGTCGGAAACTGGCTCGGCATGGTACGAACGGATCAAAAACGATCCGAAAGCTACGCCGGAATTGGTCAATATGGCCAAAAATCTAGCTGCGTCTGAATCCCGCATGTATGATCCTAAGCAACGCCATTCTTACGGCCCTCGTCACATGCCCCCCAAACGCATAGAAGGGGCTGTAGCACGCTTGGAAGCGTTAAGGGACCATTCCGACGATATTCCAGAGGAAGCGTTAGCAGACGAAGTGGACTGCATTGCAAGGGAGTTCGACGCGGACGAGTTAAAGACGATTGCCAGAGACTTTGGGATTGATTCGGGACTTGGTACGAAGGCAATCACGGTGATGAAGATTTTCCAACGGGTTTGCTCCAAGAAAAAGCGAAGGAAGGCGGCTTAGGATGGGCCTTTTCGGATCATTAAGAGCTAGAATCTTCGGCAGCGAACCAAACAAACCCGCTCGCGTATTCGGGCGTAAGGAAGAATCCGCCGCTACTCAGGTTCAAGGGCAAGCCGCTCGTCGTCGCAAGCTATTGGAAAGGCGAGTTGAGAGCGGCGAATCAGAGGAAGTCTATGAGAACAAAAAGCCGCTAGATATTCTGTCAACCGGAGTAGCGAAAGCGGGTGATAGTCCGTATATCGAAGACTTCCTAGATGGATTCATGCTTTCGCGGTTTGCGTCAAGCAATGTTTGGGCACTCCAATACGATAGACGCGACAATTCGCTTTACGTTCAATACATGGGCGGTTCGGGAAACAAAAAGAAAGGGCCGGGAAAGTGGTATAGGTACAATTCCGTATCTCTCAGTGAAGCGAAAGTCGCGTATAACACAGCATCGAAAGGGGTTTTTTCTTGGTCATACCTGCGTCGTGGCAAGAAGAGTGTTTCGCCGGTTTCCGGTCCACCAACGGACCTGCCAATCGTCAAGAAATCACGGAAAGGTTTCTTTGGTGGCGTAGAAGATTGATAAATCTTTTTGACGACACTTGACACGTATCACAAAGATTGTTATTTGTGACGTTATCGAATTATGGGGTGCTTGCGGCAAAGTCCGCGAGTGCTTGCTTAGGGTCTAACGATAGGATTGATCCCCTGTCGGACATGGAACGCTGGCCCTGAACCTTCTTTTCACTGGCCCTTCAGGGGGTGCTTGTGGATTTTGCCACACGCACCCCTTTTCTTTTGGGCCGAAGATGTCCGCAGCGTCAGCAAATCCTCTGGAATACATCACCAAGTCAGGTCAGTACGCTTGTCGTCCACGAGTCGAGATTTTCACCGAACACGAAATCAAGCGGAAAGACGGCACGGTTACTCGCAAAGTAACCAAGGATGACCTTCTCAAGACTGCCAACGTCAACAATGACAAAGCGGTAAAGGGGAACATCTCCCCAGGTGGTTTGGGGCATACGGTTGACGACGAGTATGACGACAAGGGAACGCTTGTCAAGAAATACCCCGAAGAAAAACAACCCAAACCGCTTACTTACTACACGAATTACCGAGTTGAGTGGAATCCCCATTCCTCGAAGTATTCGCTTTACGCCGATGAGTGGGTTCAAAAGCGAATCAAAGACCCTGAAACGGGCGAAACTGTGGATGGGATGCAGTACACAGCTACTTTCCCCCGCCGATCCGCCGAAATCTATCACGACATGCATTGGATTGATTGGGTTGCCCTCATCCGTCGTGCCCCTCGCCTTGATTTGGCCCTCGAATTGTACTCCAAGAGCGACCCAGACCATACCTGTTACACGCAAATCGGTGGCAAAGACATTCCAGTGTGTGTGATGGCCCGTAAAAAGCATCGCTACTCTTATGCAACCGGAGAAGAACATATGGACGTTGCCGATGCCCCTCCGAAACCGGCCACTGGCGAACCGTCTGACCCGACTAAGCCGCCGAGTGCAACGCCGGAACCGGCCCATGCTCAAGAGCCGCCTGTCGAACAACAGTTACCGGAAGAACACAAGCACGCGGCAGAAATGTACGCTATGCACGTTTTCGGCAAACCGCATCACGAAGTCCGCAAAGTCTTCGATCACGCTCATGGCAAGTACATGGCCGAGTGTGGGGCTTCGCCGACGATGGAACCAGCGGCAGGGCCAGCGGCTCCCAACGATTCAAGTTACGCGATGATTTCGGGTACGAGCGTTCAGCCCGCCGCGACTCCATCGCACCCAACGGAGCATCAGAAAATGCAACAGGATCAATTCGCTATCGAAAAAGCCCGCTATGAGAAGCGGCTTGCTGATGTGGAAGCAGAAGCACAGAATTGGCGTGCTGATGCACTCGAAAAGCACATGAAATACGAGTTCATGCGTATGGTCAGCGAAGGTTACACCATCTCCGCTGCCGACGAAATGAAGGTTTGCGTGGACCGCAAGTACAGCCGCGATCAGGTCAACAACTATGTTGCCGATCTTCGCCGCGTTCTTGGCGGTCACAAAGCTCCTATCGACGATCTTCCTCCCCTTGACTTGGGTGATCCGGGTTTGGGGCGAACCTTCCAGACTGGCACGAAGAAAGACCCGCTGGAAGACGAAGCCGAGTTCACGAAAGTTCGTCGTTACATGCAATCGAACGGTTGCAGTTGGGCCGAAGCGAAAGAGCGTTACAGCAAAAACGGGGCTGCGTAACACATAGGGGTGATTCATGGCTCTGGGAACCTTTGTAACTGGTTCGTTGGTGCAAGAGATTTTCCAAGGGACGGTAGGAAACTCCGTTACTGGAAATCTTGACACGACCGGAAATCTTACGGTTGGCGGCACGCTGGAAGTAACGGGCGTCAGCACGTTTGATGCTGGCGTTGTGTTTGTGTCCGGTGCGACAACGAGCGGTGGAAACTTTGATTTGTCCGGTTCAACGGGCACTTTCAAATCGTGTACCGGCCTGAATACTCTTGGCGGCAAGGTTGCTGTCAAAGTGATTGCTACTCCGGTAGCGGCGGCTTCTGCTGCGGCCCTTGGTTCGGCCAACATTCTGACGATCAGCAGCGATAGTGCTGCTAAGAGCGTGAAACTGGTAGCCGGTGTCGCTGGTGACATTGTGGTTGTCCTGAATACCACGGCGACGGCGGCAGAGATTCTTCCCGCGACTGGCGGAACGATCAACGGGCTTACTGCGAACGCTGCGGTTATCATCCCGGCTTCCACTGGTACGCTCTTGGTTTGCACGGCAACGAATACTTGGTCAGCTTTTGACTTGCCTGCTCGTTCGACGGCGGCATAGGTTTTGAAACGACTGTTTCAAGGGGATTTGCAATGGCTAATTACAGCCTTCCGTTTTATGGGCAGTACAATTTCGGCAAAGCGACGGCTAATGCTGCTACGCCTTACCGCGTATTCATTCCGCCGATGCCGAATGCGGCAGCGGCCCTGAGTTTCGTGCAAATCCTGAACAGCACGACCGCTCAGAACATGACCATCATGCGTCCGCTCAGTTCGCAGAATCTTCCGAACCAGAGCGGGTATCGGTGTTCTTGCTATCTGACGGCTGCGGCTGCGGCTTCTCAGGCGGTCATCAACGTCAATCAAGACCCAGGCGTTTACACCGCGTACACTTTCCGAAATTCGGCTGTTCCGCGAACGGCGAACAATGTTATCGCCGCAAATGATTACGTTGCTTTCCAGTATCCCGATGGTTCGTGGGATTTTGATGTGGTTGCGAGTGTGACTTCACTCGCAGTCTCGCTGACGAACAACTTGGCAACGGGTGGCTTGGCTATCGGGGCACCTGTCTGGTACTTCGGTGTGCCGACTGACACGAATCCCTATGACGGATTGGCTCAGCCGATCTTCCCGATTGGGGCGTCCAGCCGTGCGAACTATGGCGACGAGCCGGGAGTGGCTGGATTCCTTGAGACGTACAACTACGGCGAACCGCTCTTGATCTATGTGAGCAACGAAACGGCGGCGTCTGTGCTGCAACGTGGTACGGCGATTTACCTTGATCGTGGTTCGCCGTATTGGGGTTACTCTTGATTCTTTTTGTCTACTGGACCTTTTGAGGATTAAGTCATGGCACGCGGATCATTTGTAGCTGCCGAAGATATCATCCCGTACCGCTTTGTGAAGCTGAGTGCTGTCAGCGGGGCAACCGGCAAGGTTCTGATGGCCGGTTCCGGCGATGTTCCCGGTGGTGTTTCCATGCAGGGCGTTCGCAATCTTCCCGGCTTTCCCGGCTTGGACGACAATCTCGCTGCCAAGGCGGGCGAGAATGTCCGCGTCTATGTCGCTGATGACCCCGAAGACGAACCATACATCGAAGTCGATGCGGCCTACGTTCAAGGGACGTTTCTCAAACCGTCCACGAATGGTATCGCTACCACGGCGGCAAGCGATGGCAATATCTACGGGGCTGTGCTTTTGGAACAGTCCACGGTTGCGAATCAGATTGTGCGATGCCGCGTCATCGCTCCGCAGTTCCGTGGTGCGTAATTAGTGTTCGATGTCCTTGGCTTTGTGGCACTCAATACAAATGGGGTCCATGCGTAATTCCTTGTATCGGGAAGGTTCCTGTTACAAGTAATATACGAAAGAGGTAAACAGATGGCTTCCTTACTTAAAATGTTGTCCGGGTCCAGCGTGCTACCGGAAGCTACGGGCCAGGTGATAGAGTACATTCGCAAACCAAACGAGTTTGCGATCAACACGTACGCTCAGTACGTGGAAACGCCACTCCCGCAGGGCATGTATGCCTATGTGGACCCCGATCAGCCTGTCCGCATTGTGAACGAAGCGGAGTTCGCTTGGGAAGATGGGGATGCCCGTCCGACCGGCAACGCGAACTTGCTCTCGTACCAGTGGATTCCTTTCCGCACGTATCGCCGTGACTATCCTTGGACCTTGGGCAACCAAGCGATTGAGTCCACCAAGGACTTCTCCAAGATGGACCCGGCAGTACAGGAAGCCGGTCAGGTTGCGTCTCAGGCCATGACGAACCGCACGAACCGTGTTATCACGATGTTGCAGACGGCGGGGAATTGGGGCAACAACACGGCAGACGCGAACACTCTGAACGGTGGGCGTGGTCCGTGGTCGATGGCTTCGAGTGACCCGACTAGCCCGAACTACCTCGCTATCAAGCGGTCGATTGACGCGATGATGCTGATTATCAACCTCAGCACGAATGCCCGCGTCAAGCGGTCCAAATGCATGTTGATTCTGTCTCCGGGTGCGGCCCGCGTGATGGGTGAGACGAGCGAAATCTACGATTACGTCAAGTACGGTGCGTCGGGTGGGTTGAAGGTTCAGGAAGGTGACGACCGCGACTATGACGAAGATTGGGGATTGCCCGCGAAGATTTACGGGTTGAAGGTTTGCGTGGAAGATTCGCCTATCTGCAACACATATCCGGTTTTGGATGCCACGACGCACGCGATTCAGCCCGCGAGCATTTCGACAGGGGCACGGTCCTACGTCAAGAACGATACGACTGCAATCATCGTGACCCGTATCGGTGGCATCGAAGGGGCGTATGGTTCGCCTTCGTTCAGCACCGTACAGATTTACTTCTACGGGGCACCGATGCAGGTTGAACAGTTCCCCGACAAAAAGAATCGTCGCACGGAAGGGCACGTAAGCGAGACGTTCTTTGAAGTTGTCGCTGCTCCCGCGAGCGGTGGGTTAATTACTAACATCATGTAGGGCATGAATCATGGCACGCAGCAAGAGCATTGAGAATGAAGGCTTGCAAGGACCGCCGATGCCTCCGCAACAGGTTATCGATCAGTTGGCCGCACAAGCCCCACAGTTGACGCCAGAGGAGATGCTTGCCCAGTCTCCCCCGCGTCCCAAGGCGACGATTCAGCCGCAAGTACGCCAACCGCAGCAAGAGTATGCGTTGCGTCCGGTGGTTGAAATCATCAACCAGTTCATTGCGGAAATCGCCAATCATCCCGATGGCAAGATGCTTACTTCGGCTATCGGTGGTGCGGTCGAGAAACAGCAGCAGTTTCAGGACACTGCCAGCAAGAATCAGCACAAAGCCGAAATTCGTTTGGTTTGGCGTGATCCGATGCCTACGGGCATTGTTCAGCAACAGGCCGAACCGAAATGGAAGTACGCTGCTTTGGTCGAGAACATGCACAAGAAGCCTTCTCAGATCACAAATGACCGTGGCGTGCCGGTTGCTCCGAATTCCGCATGGGCACACTTGATTGAGACGCCTGCCGGGGTGTAGCCATGACGATGACGGTTAATTCGGGGTTTGCCCCGTACTGCACGCCAACGGAGTTCTGTTCAGTATTCGATTATCGCAGTTTCGCACAATTGGCGAGTGATACGGATATCCCCTTGGCTTCTCAGTCCGCATTGATTTCTAGTCCTGTTTTGGGCACTCAGTTAGGTATCGGGGCTGGACAGATCGAGATGGCATGTACGGTAGGGGCGAGATATGACCCCGCCGATTTGAGTTTGCTGATTACTCCTGTTAGCGGATTCATCCCTAACGGTGGGTATGCCCTGATTGAAATGAACGCCTCGCTTGCCGCCGCCGGGATGTTTGGGCGGCGTTTTGAGTCTGTGCCCGATGAGATGAGAGCAAGGATAGAAGACGCGATTGCCAAACTAGAGGCTTTGGAAAAGGGAGCGGATATTTTCCCGTTCCTTGAAACGCAACAAGCTGGTTTGGTTCAGGATCACAGAGAAACGGCTTACGAAGTTTCGCGTCGAATGTTGCCTAGTTGGGTTGCGAGAAGGTGTGTTGGTATCCGAACGAACATGCTCCCGCCTCCCGGTGGATGGGGCAACTAAGATAGGAGCATTAACATGGCCAATCCGCAACAATTCAGTACGGGCAGCACCCATGTTTTCCTGAACGTGGGTAATGGCGTTCAATACTTCGGTACTGCCGAATCATTTCCGCAAGACAGCCGTTCCCCTCAGTACGAATTTCTGATGAACGATTTGAGCGGTTCCAAGGTTCCGCTTGATCTTGCCTACGAAGGCGAATCGGCTCAGATTTCGATGGTGATGACGCGATGGGATGGGGATTTGGCTAACTCGGCTACGATCTCGGTTACAGGAAATGCTGCCGGGGAATACTTCTGGGAAGACCTCGGAACGTTGATGATGCTCGAAAACGAAGCAACCGAATTGTGGATTGTCTATCTATATGGTTCGGCTCTTGCGAACAAAACGGTATATACGGCGAACGGTCTTATCCCCGGTAGACACTACAAGCAAACGGTGTTGTGGGCACCGCAGACCGATGAGACTGGCTCAAAGCCTGAGAAGCGGCATTTCATGTATTACGCATGGCCGAAGATCGACTCGGCGAATCAAAAGTTTGTGCTGTGGGATACGGACATGACCGGAATCAACTTGGGGCTAATCAAGTAAGGTGGCAAGTGGACTATCCGACTCCAAAACGAGAAATTTTTGCGTACCACGATGGTAATGACGGCAAGGATGCCGTCTTTGCTGATCCTCTCGTTATCCGAGCGAATCTGAACCGTCACGCAGGGCCGACAGGAAAAACGGTCCAAGAATGGATCGACATGATTTGCAGCGGTGATCTCAATAACTTCACTCAAATGGAAGTGAATGCCCATTGGGATGCCCTGATAAATCTGGCAATGATTGTGACTAACGCCTTCCCGATGGTTCCTTTCGATGCGGCTACTGGCAAAGGTGCGGACGTAGACCATTGCATCGCTGTTTTGGATCATTTCAATCGTTGGTGTCAAAAAAAAAATCAGAGACAAGACTCGCCTTCGACATGCTCACCATCTGCGGAATCCAACTCGGCGACCCCAACGACTGGGGCTACGTTGTCGGTCTGACATTCAACCTTTCACGACATCATTCCCGAAACGCATTAGCCGCCGCTATTGGTACGTCTGTAGCTAACGGTACAAAGCATGTACCGGCAGCACTCTTTGATGGAGTGTGCGATAGCGAGCAAGAGGCTAGGGATTTGGCTTTCAAAGTGAACATGGAGAGGGATAAGGCGATCTTTGCTGCTAGATCGAAACTAGGGCCAGCGGGCATTGTGGGGATGCAGTAATGCCTGATTTTGATAATAGCAAGGTAAGGGATGAGAAAGGAAAGTTGAAGACGGTCTATCACGGATCGCCTCATGGGATTTCGTCGCAATTCAGCAAAGAGCATCAATCCGATTCCGAATGGTTGATGATTGGTCCAGGGTTCTATTTCAGCGAGAAAAAAGATTACGCGGAATTGGCGTCATACGGGGCGAAGCAAAAACTCAAATCTGGCGTGAAAGAATCGGACGCGAAAAAGCGAATCATCGAGGCTATTTCTAGTGGTGAAGCGGAATACGGGGCGAATGCAGCGGAGATAGCCGCTCAGGTCGAAGCGTTCATCAACGTCAATGGAATCGGTAGCATCCCAGACAATTATCTTGTCGGGAAGTACGGCCTTGACGATTTGTTTGAAGCGGCTGGACCTAACGTATTGCGTGCCCATTTAGCAATCGTCAATCCATTCGATGCGGACATTAGCCGCTTTGAAGGGATGTCGTATAAGGAACTTGTCGATAAGTATGGCAGCAAGAAAAAGGTGCAAGAGGTATTGCAAGCGGCTGGCTACGATGGCATGACTCATCTGAACAATGAGATTGAAGGCGACGAATCGGCAGGCCAAAGACATTGGGTTGCGTTTGAACCAGATCAAATCAGGAGTGCGGACGCTAGTAAGCAAGATGTAGCTTCGTCGCGTGCTGTTCTCAAGAGCAAGGTTGACTCGCAATCAAACTCCAATGTTGCTCCGGTTGCAACCGATGGACGTTCACCGGCAGATACCACGGACAAACAGGATATTACAAAGCCTCTTGAGAATGTGCAGACGCAACAAGCGAACGAATCACCGGAGAACACGACTAGCAGACTTGCACAGGATACGCTTTCGTCATCTAAGCCAAGCGATAGCCAATCAGTACAACCGCCCGTTGTTCCTGTTTCAAGTCAAGGAATGCCGGAAAAGATACAACCATCCGATCAATCGGCAACTCCGATCAATGCTCCGTCTGTATCAGCACCAGAAACCGAAACGCCAACATCTGCACCAATAAATGCTCCGTCTTCTGGTACAGAATCCGTGCCAACGATGCTTGATCCATCGCATGTGCGGCAACAACCGGACACGGCAAGACGATCCGCCGCTCCATCTGCTAGTAGAGCGACGATTGCCTATGAACCATCGCCTACAGCAAGACGATCTGCCGAGAAGTCATTAAAAGACGTAACGATGGCGATGCCGGTTTCTAGCGGACATGAACCGCCTATTGGCCTTCCGAGTGGTTCAGGGTTATTGGAGCGATTAGACCCTGGTGCGACAGGAGAAGCAGAGAAGTTAGGAATGCCGGTAGGTGATTGGTCGCAAGATGCCGATTCGCTTCCCGATAAACTAGCAGCGTCCATTTCTCCAGATGGACAGGTAACTTACGCAAAGACAACAGAGGAAAGACGGCAAGAGTTGATTAATCGATGGAATACCGATCCTACGATTAACCCCGCTTTACGTAAAAAAAAGCGTAAAAAAAACGGTATGGCACCATCCGCTTCGCAATCGAGCGGTGGAGTAAGTGGTGATGCTGCCGATGTTCTGGCAGATGCAAGCGGTATTGCCGATGGATTGATTCAGGCAGGAGGAAACCAAGGCGGGGAAACATGGCATCAGGAATTGCTTGATGCAATCACTAAGCTAACAGAAGCAATAGAGAAACTGACCGATCAAAAGACAAAGGGAGAAGGTCAATCACCGGGACCGCAAAAGGATGGTTCATTCGTTACGAGTTTCGGCAAATCGGGCGGTTCGCCTATTGGCAAAGCAGTAGGGGCAGGGATTGATAGTGCGGTTCGCGGGGATTCGAGCGGTGATATGATGAAGACGGTTACGGACGTTCTTTTGCGTGAAGTCATGCGTGGAGCAATGGCGGCTTTGTAATGAATCAGATTGTCTATCGAAACCTTGTTTTGAATGAAATTCAAAGCCTCGTTTGGCAACGAGAGCCGATGTTCGATCCATCGAACACAACCTATGAGTGTACGCGATGGAGCGGTTCGGTCATTGTTTCATACAATCCAGGGGCGAATAGCTTTGCTGCTGGCAATCCTCCGGTTATCCAATCTGGAAAATTTCCGGCTGAAACCGATAACGCAATCCGCAATTATCTTGAACAACCTCGCGGAAACCTTGTTGTTACATCGCTAGGCATAGATGTTGTGCAAACTCCCGAACCGGGTAGAGTGTGCGACGTTCGCAATGGTCCGTATGTCCGCGTGAATAGCATTGCACAAGTTCAGGGTGAGCGTCTTTGGAAGATTCATCTTGAGTTTGAGACGTATATCAACGAGTTTCCAACGGAGCGGAGCAATAACAATCTGCCGCCGATCTTCGTATCGAACCGTTGGTATTGTACCGACGACATTAATTGGCAGCATCTTCGCACACGTATGTATCAAGGCGTTTGCACCGTTCGAGGTGATGTATTGCAACAGCAAGACGCCGAATCCCGCTATGTCGATGCGTTGCGAAGCCAATTTGCCGGATTCTCGGTTCAGGATGGATTTCAACGTGATCGAGTGCATGTGACGGTTAATCCCGATGGGAATACCGCTCATTACGCAATCATCGACACGGAACAATTATTCAGCAAAAGCAATAACTGTCCTGCCATTCGCTTAGAAGTGATGGAAACGAATTGGCTATGGAAAGGAAGTTTGGGCAGGGCTGTTTCTCAGGTAGGTGGTTGGGAAGGGGTAACAGGGCGTGGGATTACAGCGGCTACCAGTCTCAATGTCGGATGGGTGTTTACCGAACTAAGCAATTGGGGTAGGGCGGTACAAAGTAATCTACCCAAGGCTTACAAGCATGTTGTAGTGCGTTGTTGGGGCAATCAGACAACTTCTCGTCAAGCGTTGGTTGTCTATGCGTGGAATGTGGCGAATGCTCGTATGGTTCAAGGTGGAAATCCACGACCATTGATTGATACGACAACGAGCGAAACGGTTATCTCTCAGGATTCCAATAACTTTGTTCAGGTCAGTGAAACGATCAATTGGGGCGAAGACGTAAACGCTGGTTTCTTTGGTCCGATTACGGGTGTTCCGATTATTGCCGCACAGCAAGCGTTCGGAGCGAATGTCTTTGCTGATGTGCAAGAGCAATTTATGCGATCAGTCCAGGGAACGCCGAACTTCATCGCCAATGATGCTAATAGTGTGCCGATTACGTTCACGCAAACGCAGAGATTGAACAATCCGCCATTTCCGGCAGCTAGTGGCACTCGCGGATCATCGGCATTGCCTTCTCAGAGTGGTTATATTGCGAGATTTCCGGTAGTAGGTGCCCCCGTAGTTCCGCCGATCTTTACTCCCGCACGAAGGCCGAACTTGCAGACGCTTTTGACTCAAGTTTTGGAAGGATTCAATACACCGCCAGCGTCTTTGGACGTAACCAATAACCTCTCGGAATTGCAAGCGTGACGCAGATTCTAACAAAACGCTCTCAGTACGATACATTCGCCGCAAAGCGAGTCCACGTACACAGCAATGGTTTGGCAATGATGCCAACAGCCGGGGCGTTTCCGCTTGCTTCCAGTGTCGTTTCGTTGAATGGCGGCATGGACCGAGAAATCATCGCATGGGTTGCGACTAGAAGGGGTGAACCTCCCGTAATTCCATCGCCCGTATCTCTGAATGACAACTATATCTTTCTTGGCGGCAACCGTACAGCCGATTTTCCGATCAAAGACATTGCTGGAATCACGACTTATGCCGTAGCTGGATACTACATATTCGGGCTAGTCGTGCCGGAAGCACTCGGAAGCAACTTTCTCTTGGGAAATCTGCCGTTTCCGTCCACGGTGGACACAAACGAATACATCCCGGCAGAGTATTTTCAGCAAGGCATGATAAATTGGGGCACGGCAAAGGGGCAAACTGCCGAAAAGACGTTGATTCCAATACCTAGTTTGCCAACATTCGTCGAAGACATAACCGACGAAGGTTGATTCAAAGCGTTAAAACGGATAGATTACAAGCAACTTACGGAGATACGGAAATGTCCATCAATTTCGATACGAGCTTCGCTGATGCTGGCAAGGTATTGGCGTCATTCGCCGCAATCAACGGTATCTGCGGTTCCAATCCTCCCCTTGGCGGATACAAGTTTACCGTATCTTCCGCAAGTGCCACGGCGGGAGCGACGTACACCAATAACGGGGTGACGTTCACCGTACTGCAAACGATTTCATCTCTCACCGTTCTCGTCATGTCGGGAAATGGGGCACCGTCCGCGTCTGGCACGCTCACCAAGGCCAGTGGTTCCGGGGATTCGACGATAACCTACTCGGCAGTCGCCCAATACTCGAATTGGGGCACGCTTGGCCCTGTCATCAAAGAACAAGCGACGATGATTTCCGACATTCTTGCCAGATTGGAAGGGGCAGGGCTTACCTCGCTTATCCCGTTCGCCTCTTGGCAACAGACCCTTGCTGGCATGGATTCGCAGCTTTCCAGCCAGAAACAGGTTTTGCAGTCCCTTTTGCAGCAAATCATCATCCTTCGCGTCAATAACGATGTTCGCCAGCAAGATACCACTTCGTTCTCTCAAGCCTTTGCGGAGTGGGTTCGTCAGATGCAAGTTCAGAGTAAAACGGTCAAATCTTGTACCGTTTCTGCCGCGACAACGCCGGGGGGCAGCAACGTCGGCACGGCCACGGTTTACTGTTCCTTGCTCGATGTGAACGGGTTGACCTTGGAATACTCGTTTGCCGAGACGATGGTTCTCAAATGCACTGAGGATCAATTCACCGGAGCAACGGCAGGAAGCGAAACGCTGTCTATCGTCTCTCCCGCCGAGGTGACGGATACGCTTTCCTACCTTTGGCCGGGTGGTTCGGGGATCAACACGACAACCACGGTCAATGACCCCACTCAAGGCAATGGTTCGGGTGGGAATATGCTTACGGGGAGTGCAACCGGAGCAACCACGGTAGGGGCGTTCAAGGCGTGGACGATGGCCGTACCGAACGGATGGACGATTCAGACCGATGCGGGCAATATCTCGGATGGAACCACGGCGGCGTACAGCGGTACGGATCATTGCTTGCAGTTGACCGGCAATACGGCAGGATCAAACGCGAATACCGCTCTTTACCAGACTTTCGCTAACGGTGGAATTACGGGGGGTAGCACCGTTACTCTGTTGCCGAACACGGTTTATCAGTTCTACGCACAGGTGAAAGCCGACGTAGTTCCGGCAGCGGGGGTTGTTCAGTTCAATCTCGTCGATGCCGCCAATGCGACGATCACGAACAACGCGGGAACCAATCAGCGGATTACGAGTACGATTTCCGGTTTCGGTGGAACGACCTACCAGACGGTTACGGGAACCTTCCAAACCCCGACGAACATGCCGACGAATGTACGCTTGCAGATCATTGCGAGTACGCCAATCACGACCGGCAGCAACGTATTTATCGACTTTGCTTGCTTGGCGGTTCCGACCTCGCAGGGCAACGGGTACGGCGGTCTTTATCCGGGTGGCCCGTACATGAGCGTTTTCCGTGGCGACGTTGACCTTGTGAACTACGTGAGCAATACGGTTGGTGATCGCTTCCAAGTTGCGGTGGCGAACAACTACGGTACGTCATCGCCAACGGTTCTCTCGTTTGGGCCAATGTTCAACCAACTCTGCAATTTGGCCGGTCTTGGCTATATCATGCCTACGAGCGGTTCTCCCAACGAAGCTGATTCGCTAATTTCCTAGAGGTAAACATCGTGAACAAGTCCTATCGCGTCCGAATCATTGTGTCGGCGGTGCATACGTCGAACGAACATGCGGAAGTGCAACTCGGCACGATTCCAGCCGAACACATTGCCGATGTGGTTTCCATCGTCAGCGGCTTTTCGCTTGCACAGAAGGAAACGCCGATTGAAGTCCATGAACGGTTGGCGTCTCAGGAGTTGCGTGGGGCAGCAGCAGGAGTCATCAAGCGGGCAATCGCCAAGAAAGATACGGAGATCAAGAGTGCCGATCCTATTGCCGACAAACCTGCCTAGCATCTTTACCCAAGTGCAAACGCAGTTGACGACGTTCGTATCCTCCATCACCGGCTTGAAGGTGTGCGGGGATATATCGAACGTCTATTGGGTGTTCAAGGGCGACGAACCTCCACCGGGAACGACCGGACAGAGGGACGTACTTTTGATCGAAAGAGACGACGTTCCGAACAACATCCAAGGCGACGGGCGGTTTTGCCAGATTGAATCGGGGATGGACATTAACCTCAGAACGTCCAAGGCACTCGATAGGCGTGGCACACAGATGGTATGGTTAACGGATCAGGCAAATCTCGTTAATGGCTTGATGGATGCCATGATGGGATTTTTCCCCATTGACGCCGATCAAAACGCATACACTATCGAAGGGTTCGTATTGGATACGAACGCTTCCCCTGTCAAAGATAGGGACTCGAAAACATGGGGCGGGACAGTCGGAACGTACAGGTTTCATTACGTGCCGAACATCAATACTTCTCTTCTCACGGTGTAATTCATGGCTAACGGTACTCCACAACCTTTTTGCCCTTCGATTACGATTGTTGCAGACCCGCGTAGTTGCAACGAGCAGAATCCGAATGGGATCAAACTAAGCACAAATCTGCCCCCTGAACATCACAAGTTCGGCGTGTGCCAGTTGCTTGCGGATTCCATCAGTCAATGGACGATTTGGCAGATGAATCAGGAGAAATCGGGCGTGAAGATGTCCACGATGGTATTGCCGAACGGTATGCCGATTCCGTTGAAAGATGAATTGGCAGAGAAATTGGCGGATCGGCAGACGCAACTTCCTCCCACGGAGTAACGGGATGGCCGAATCATGCTCGAATTGCCGTTTCTACCGTAGCAAGGAATGCCATGCTCATGCCCCGCTTCCGAAGACTACGCCGAAAGACCCTGATAGCGTGATAGGGCTATGGCCGATAGTTGATGACTCGGCTTGGTGCGGAGAATGGCAGGCTAAGGAGAAAAGCCATGAAAAGCCCGAATGATCTTGCGAAATCTCTGCATCCCAAGATTGAAAAGGTGATGCACGAAGGAAAGATGGGAAAACTGCATTCTGGCAGCAAGCATGGGCCGGTTGTCGCTCATGGAAGCAAACAAGAGGTAGCGATTGCTCTATCCGAAGCGAGAAAGGCGGGGGAGAAGGTTTCCCCTAAGAAATAGGTGGAACCATGTTTTCTTTCGCCGGAACCGCTCTCGCTGATAGCACGAACTCCGATGTAGGAATCTGGATCGAACAAAATATCACTCCATCGCAAATCTACCCGCTCGCATACCGTACATGGCCCGGATCACTCGTCCAGCAACCAATTCTGAACAACACAGCGGAAAATCAATGTCCGGTCGAAATCAATACGTTCATGTGGCCCGTAGGAGCTTCCCGCTTCGCAAGGGCTAACTTCGTTGTCTCCACGGCAATGCTCGAAAGCATCAGGGGAACGATTTACACGGCAGGAGCGGAAGCTGCCGCCGATCTCGTTTTCTCCGATGGCGTGAACAGTAGAACCGCCGAAATGTGGATGTTGCCAGCACTTCCTCTGAACAATACGTCAACGCAAGGGTTATACCTTTTAACGCTCGTGGATGAACGGTATTATTGGTGGGGTACGCCTCTTTCTCTTTCGATTGACGTTGGCGTTACATCATGGGCGGATTTGTATACGGCGTGCGGGACCGCGTTAGGCGAGACAATTACACCGGATACAATCGATGCGGACTATGGGACGCCTCCACAAGACTACGATACGCTAGTACGTCCTTTGCCGCCTGTTCTCGATGCAATCGCGTGGAGTGTGGGGCAACGGCTTATACGCGACTATGATGGCACGCTAACGACACAGAACGCGAGTACGGCATTGACAGCGGTAGCGGCGAATCAATTACAGATATTGGTTCCGTATGCGGGTGGCACATTGGATTTCACGCCATGATTTTAGCACGAACTTTGATACATGGCGAACCGGATATTTTTGGCGTTGCTGTCATCATTAGCGGTTTGGTGGTTCTCGCCCTTGTTGCGATTATCTTCGATGGAAGCCGGAAAGAGTAATGTCGAACGACCTTGCTGCCCTTGTTCCCGAAAACGTCGTGATTGCTTTCCCCGCAATCGGGGCATTCGCACCGTCTAATGGATTCGTCACGTACTCCATTTCTCTCGTCAGTCTAAGCCTACCGGAATACTCTGGCATTGTCGGGGTTCCCTTCGATAACCTTTTGCATCGTTACGAGCAAGCGGAGTGCAATTCGTCGTCTACGCCAGACAATGACGCGGCTTTGACGGCACTCGCTACGCAGTTTGTAACCGATTGGTATTTGTGGCAACTCGCAGACGTTTTCCAGACCTATGTAGGCATTGCCGATTGGACGCCGGAAGGGATGCACGATGTTACTTTCCGTCAGGATACGGTAGTGACCACAGAAGTACGAAGGGGAGAGTTTAATCCAACGGAAGATTTGCTGTACATGGGAACGGGAAGCACGCCTCCACCATCGTCGCCTTCTCAATGGGTGATTGAGTTGGTTGACGGCATTCAGGTCAATGGCAAGTATGATTCATTGACGCAACCACGCGATCCTAGTATTGAGGATTGGATTGGTTCTATTCCACCGGAAGTAATGGTATGGGGTATCGATTTATCTGAATCAATCCCGCCTCTGAATGCGGGTTCTAGATACGTCACCAATCGAGTTCTTGATGGATCTGGAAATGCCGTAAGCGAAGTTGGCGGTATCTACTATCTTAGCATCCAAAACGCGAACACTGGCAACGCTCTTACGGATACGTCATTCTGGCTACCGATTCCGTATTTGACAAATCCGGCTATTCCTTTGGCGTATGTTGCCGAGATAACTCCTACTGAGGATATATCCAACGCTACCCAGACAATTACGTCTGGTAGTTCTCCAACTGATTTCGCCTCTACGCTAACTATTGTTATAACTACGTCTAATTCGCTTTCTGGAAATCTGATTGTAACTGGAATAAATGCATCCGGTTACACTGTATTTGAGAATATAACTACTATCGGATTCCCAGGCACATTGACGACATCCCTATCTCTAGTTACTGTCCTTGGGATTGATACGAGTGCTGTCACTGGAAACATGGCTGGTGATACGATTCAAGTAGTAATCACTCAGTATCCACAAGGATCATTGCGTGACAACAGTGGGATATATTACGCAAATACAGCAACGAATGGTGTCCCAGGTTCATCGTCTGATTGGACTGCGGTTACTCCCGTAAACGGTAATGGGTATAGTTCATCTGCGACCTATGCAGAAGGTGATTACGTTCAGGAAATACGTCCATTGTTTGCTTTCAATTCGATCACGATACATCGAGTAGTCATATTATCTGGTTCCTTCAATTACAATGCATCACCTGGCGATATTATCTATTGCCTTATCAACGGTTCGGGACCAATCAGAAATATCAATTTGCCAGCGCTGATCGGTAGTCCCAATGATCGAATCGTAGTCAAACGAGTAGAAGCACCGGGGGGAGATGCCACAAACGAACTCATAACCATTAACAATGTCGGCGACGTAAATCCTGTTTCATGGTATGGTGATTTTGGCGGAACCAATATCAATCCTGTAGAATCGTCCATTGAGTTTGGATGGTTTGCATTCGGTCTTCTCGGTTCAGGTGGAAGTACCAGTACGGGATGGTGGATTGTTGCTTGCTATGACGTTTATCCAGATAGGGGCGGATCATACGGAGCATTCTATAGTTCTCCGGTAACGGCTGGTGGAACGGCATTTGGTCTTACGTTTGTCCGTGGCTTCTATACTGGCGGTACGCCAATGGCTACCGTTTCAGAGGGTGGAACAGGAAGCAATTTATCCGGCACAGGTCCAGGCGTTCTCAATCAAGCGACAACTGGAGCCGCCGCAAGTGTCACGCAAGTAACCGATATCGGAGCATTAAGCGATAGTACAGGCGGAACACCGGGATTGACGATTAACGCGGTAAGCGGAACCGGAGACGATACCACGATCAATGACAATCTTTCTTCGCTCTTGACGCAAATCAATGCTCTCAGGGCAGCTTTGCAATCGATCAAAGGAATGGCGTAATGAGCCAAAACTGCAACAACTGGAACGGATGGGGAGGGCAGCAATACTATACCGCTGCCGCGAACATTCTCCCTTCCCGTTTTGTTCGATTCAGCACGCAATCAGGGCAGACCGGATTTGTCTATCAAGCGGGACCGGGAGATACACCAGCGGGGATTTCCGATCAAGGGACGTACATCAACACGAATGGCGTAGACGAGCATTACGCTGCTTTGAGAGGGATGCAATTTGTCGTTTATACGGGCGGTCATCCACCGTGGGAACCGTACATCGAAGTGGACGCGGCTTATACGCAGGGAACACTTCTGAAACCGGGAACGGGCGGGATGGGCACGATAGCAGAAGACGATAATGACGTTTATGGGGCTGTTTTGCTGGAAGAATCCTCTGGCCCGCATTGTTTGGTAAGATGTAGGGTTGTCAGTCCGTCATGGTTGATTATCGCCGGTTCGCTTGGCGGGGGAGATTACGAGGGGGCGGATTACTTCGGGACCGATTACACTGGTTCTGATTATGCGTGAGGGATAAATGGCGAGTTGCTATTGGTTTTTCAGTGCAAACACGGATTTAGCGGACGCAGATAATTTGTTTGCGGACGCTGGACATACTACGCCTTTTGGATCACTTCCAGATAGCACTACGTCTCTGTTTGTTCTCGGTTCGACGATGCCGAACAGTAATAGTGCGATAACTTCCCTCCTCTTATTTGATAGTAGTGGAGCGGATAGCGGTACAGTGATGAATGCGGATATCAGCAGCGGCATCTCAGTATCTACTTCGGTGGCGGTTGGTAGTGACGCCACAAGTAACCATTGGTGGTATGGATCGGCCTTCTCGGATTTCACGAGCTACGGAACCGGCAGACTTTCTCCAACCGGAAACGTAAGTTGCACATCGATAGCCTGTAATGACACATCGAATATCGCCGTGGCGAGCGGGAATAGTATTTCGGCCAGTGGCGACATCACAATGGAGAACGGATCAATCTATGCCGATACGGGTTCGGGCGACATCTCGGTAACGGCGACTGGAAACATGGCCTTAACAGGCACATCACTACGACCGAATGGTGGGGCTGGCGATCTTAGTATCAGTGGGTTAGTCTCGACTACTATCGATGGCTGCATTCTTTGGATAATCAGCGGTGGCAAAACGAGTATCGGCAGTACCGCTTTGCTAACCGTTGCAAATATGAGTTGGAGTGGTGCGGGAGCGGGGCACATTACAGCAGCGGTAGCGGTTGTTTTTGATAGTGCGTCACTAGATACGACCAATGACCTTAGCGTAGGGGCCGGTGGTTGGTTGTTCAAAAACGCATCACGCAAGGATGGCGGCGTCCTATTGTGGGACGCGACGGCGAATAATGCCGATATCACCTACCAAGATCAATCGTTCGATAACACAAATGGCGAGACGATTCGCATAACGGTTGGTGAAGCACAATTCAAGCATCTCTACAACAATCCGCCCAACTTCCCGATAGAAAGTAATGTTGTCAATGCGGTTGATTACGGTCCAGGCGACATTTATACTGGAACCGCATCTGGTGGCAGTTCAGGTGGATCACGCATATTTACGGGGATGTAACCATGTCGGAACGAATACCGCAATCAACGACTTTCCGAGTGCCGCTTCAAGCGTATCTTTCACTTGACCACATTACGCCAGCAGTCGGCAAGACCATCGCAATCACTATCTCGAAAGATGGAAATGCCTACGGCAATCCATCGGCGGGGGCGACAAACGCACAACAGATAGGCAATGGTTCGTATTACGTCGATCTTTCAACCGACGATACGGATAACATTGGCCCATTGTTCATCCTTGGCACAAACGCAGACATTGACAACGTGAATGCCTTGTATCAAGTGGTGAATCCGAACAATGCCGGATTCGTTGGCGTTCCCGATGCGGTTGCGGGTGCATCAAACGGCTTACTTATCAGCGGTTCCAACACCGGCCCAATGTCGATAACGGGCGGCGTCACGTTCTCCAATGCAGGTGGCGATGGATTGATCCTTCAAGGAACCGGCAGCGGGGCAGGATTGAAATTGCTTGCCGATGGTGGCGGGCATGGCCTTTACGCGGCGGGTGGAGAAGGTGGTTCATTCCTTGGAACCAGTGGACCGGGATTTTTCACCGCTTCCAGTTACAACAGTTCGGACAGTTACGGCTTTTGGGCGGTTGGTGGTCAGAATGCGAGCGGGGCAAAGTTTGAAGCTGGATACGGTGGTGGCAGTGGTATCGACGTTCTCGGAGTGAACGGGGGAGCGGGTATCAATGCTCTCGGTGGCACTCTAGGAGACGGAATCAGAGCGAGAAGCGGCGGAACGGGCGGATATGGCTTATGTATCGCAGGGGCACAGGGAGGTATGCGGGCATGGGCTACCGGAATGAATGCTTGGGGAATGGTGATTACCGGAACGGGAACCAATGAAGGGGTTAAGATCACTGGTGGAGTTACCGGCAATGCCGTAAGCCTAATTTCGGGTGCGACCTCTGGCGATGGGTTGAATATCTACAGTCAGAGCGGAGCGGGGATTTCCTCTACGGGAGTTACCAATAGCATCGTTCTGAGCGGTTCTATTGTCCTAGACGGCAATTTGGGAATTGGCGGGGCTACCACGATTTCAGGGGTAGTAACGGCAACCAACGCAAGCAACGACATTTCAGGTGTTTCCCTTTCAACGGCAGGGATTGCGGCGGTAGTTACCGCAATCTTTGCCCATGTCGTTGAAGGAAGCCGTACATTCGTTGGCTGGATACGTCTAGTAGCGGCTCAGGCGTATTGCGTGACGACTAGGACCGGAGATGGTCCGTACACTCGCGTTTATCGGAACGAAGCTGACGATGATGATAGAATAACAGCAACCACAAACGACTCAGGAGAAAGATCGGATATTACTCTCAATGATTCGTAGCGACGGACGCACTATACTAACGGGAGATCGGTGGTTATGGATGACATTTTTCACACGGCGGAGCTTGGCGTTGCAGTTGTTACGGGGATATTTTCGCTCATTGGCACAATCTATTGGGTTGCCAAGCGTATTGCTCAGATGGAATTTCGCGTCAATACGATGTGGGATTTCATCATGAGACGCGGCCTAGTGGAAGCAATTAACAAGGGAGTGTTAGAGATGAACAGTCCCATTTCTCTGCCCAATGAAACGGCGAATTGGTACGACAAGATATCCGAGAGGTTGCGTTCGTTCTACCAGACTCGGAAACGCCTGAACGACCGAGATTTCTGGATCGCGGTCGAAAGCGAGTTTGGGGAGTGGATAACTTGGAATGTCTGTCTGCCGAAAGGTCTGAACGTGGGAGCGTGTATCGCTGCGGCTATTGCTGTGGCTAAGACGCCTGACCCGAAAGCGGACTCGGATAAGCCGCAAAACACTAAGGTGGAACAGAGTTGACCGATTCGGTAGAAACATCCATTGGCCAATATTCTTCCGCCACGTTCATGCGACAGAATACCGGCAGTTTCATTAGACATGCGTTATCGGCACAGCAATGGATTTGATTTCCGTAGAAGTCTACGCGAATCTCTTGCCAACCGGACGGCGGCATTACTCCGCGTTTAACGTCTCGGCCACAGAAATCGCACTTCCAACGCTTTTCCAAGTATTCCATGTTATTTCGCCTCTTTCTCCGCAATCCACTTGAGATATTGCTTAGTTGCCATCTGTTCCACTCTCAGGGAACCGGAAGCGAAGCAAGTAGTTGTAACGTGAACGTCCAACGTCCCGCCAGCGATAGGCGTCTCGATGTAGCAAGCCCATCGCTCCCCACCCCACACTTTCACGACCTTCGTTCCGACCGGAAAGCGGCCTCCAGGCAAATCAGCCCCGCAATGCCATGATTTATTCGGTTTCGGCTTCTTTGGCTGCATGTGAACGCAATCAGGAGCATGGGGTTGGCTACCTTTCATGGTTTTGCAGCAAGAACGCGGTTTTGGCTGTTTGGGTAGCTTTGGCCGTAATGCGTATGGTTGCGGTTCTCCCGAATTCGGAGCGGAAACCGGCTTGACGGTAGGTTTAGACGGTTTGGGTGCGTCTACGGGCGTTTGGGGCGGTTGGATGCCTTTCTTTGCCAGTATCTTCTTAGACAGTTCGGACATGGATCGCCTTTCTGGTTAATTCCAAGGATGATCGCCTTTTGTCGGTCGGACCCGTCGCCCGAACGCACCTTCGCTCCCATCTGTCTTCCAATCGTCGTGATAATATGGTTCTGTCGGTTGCGGCATGACGAGCAAACGGACATGATCGCCAGTTGCCACATAGCCTGGAAAATCGTCCATCAAAATGTCGATGCCAAGCTGTTCGCAGAGAATTGCCTTGCACATTTCGCCATGAGACAGGAAATCGGCAGAATGAACGAACGACTCTCCGATTGGCGGGCATAACCCGTTCTTCCGTAACATATCAATGGCCTTTTCGGTGGGGTGCATATCAGTGATTACGTGGACAGTAACCCCGCCGCCGTCAACGATAGCTTGGATGAACGGTCGGAAAACATGCGGGTACTTGCTAAGGACTCCGCCAATGTCGAATGCTATTTTCATACAACATCCTTCCTAGGTTTTCTTCCGACCTTCAACACCGCTTCTTCTCCATTCATGCCGTTTTGCATTCGTCTTTGGATTGTTGTTCGACAAATTCCCAATTCCTCGACCCACGCTACAAGGCATTTTGTTACTCCATTGACGGTTATCAAGCTGTTGTCGCGTCTGTTTCTGTTTTGTTCCTTAATTGTCGCCCATCGGCAGTTGCTCGGTTCATAATTCCCATTGTTATCGATCCGGTCAATGGAATGATTTGGTGAAGGTCTCGGACCCATATCGGAAAAGAAATTGATAAATGAATTACGCCAACGGTCGCATACCGTAATACCGCGTCCACCATATCGATAAAAAGCATGATCGTTTTTGTTGTAGCATCTATCCTTCATTTGCGACCATGAAGTATATTCGCTTGAACCTGCCATGCCATGTATTCGTTTTATGCAACCGCAACTTTTTGTAAGCCCATTTTTCAGAGTATTCGATCTAGAAACCGATATTCCTCCGCATTCGCACTGGCAACGCCAGTAACAGGAGCCATGCTTCTTGTGAGAGAACGAAACAACTGTCAGCTTTCCGTATTTATTTCCGGTCAGATTTTGGAAGTTCGACCTAATCGGCATAGAATGATTTTCTGACATGACTCGCTCTCCTTTAGCGGGTTGTGTTGAGAGCCATCGGCTATAACCGATTGGCTCTTTTCATTCTATCACCTCGGCGGCTAAAAACAGGTGTTCGGCCAATTGGTAGGTGAAACGGTGCAAGCGGGCGATTTCTTCGTCTGGCGTCATGCCATCGCTCCCGAAAACAGGTCTTTTTGCTGGACCTTGAAATCCCGCAATGCCCGTTCGCAGTTCTTGATTGCAACTTCGTAATACTCTTTCTTCAACTCGCAACCATAGAATCGGCGTTGATCGAAAATACGTCTATTTGTCTTTGGGGAAACTCCGCCCAATGCCACGAATCCCATAGAGGCTATCCCAGAAAACGGGTCGCATACAAGCTCCATTGGATTGGAGTAAAGAAGAATCAATCTACGACAAATTTCCAAGGCGAATGGGCATATGTGGCGTGTGTCTTCTTCGGACCTTGCCTCTCGAATATTCAACGTGTCCGTATGGATGATATCGTCCCAGCATCCTTCCGCCCATTTGATCCAATCATTCCTTGACACTTGGTTTGCCGTGTTGATAGGAACTTCGTTTTTCCCAGGAGCCATAAACTTCAAAAGGAAATCTCCCATAGCTCCTCGACTTTGGGCACGATCCGTTTCTAGTCCTTGGAATTTCAACTCCCACTTTTTCCCGCGTATAGCTTGGGCTTGCGGGTCTTGGCGGATAAGCCAATCGTATTCAAAGATGAATCCGGCCCTCTGAGCTAGACGGATCAGCATTCCGCGAAAATCAAAAACCCCACGATCTCCACTACGCTTGCTGTGATGAATTTGCGTGCAATGGATAATCATTACGCGGCCCGGCTTGAGTATTTTCTTTGCCGCTCTCAGGAAGAAACCGAAATGCAATGGAGCTTCGCCGTGCAAGTCCTCGCTATTGCCAATATCGGATTCCGAATTGCCATACGAAAAAACTTGAGGGAATGGTGGAGACGTTACAAGTAAATCAACAGACGCCTTTTCCATGTCGTGCATATGTCCTATGCAGTCTTCGTTCACGATAGAAAACATCTTGTCATCTCGCATTATTTCTTATTCCTTTCCTTGTACCGTCGCTTAGATTCTTTTTCGCTTGCACAAGCACATGACGGGCAAAGAGTATTCTTGCGTTGAACTTTCGCCCTATAACCAACTCCACATTTAATGCATATAACATCTTTCATTGACCATGTGATTCCTTTTCTTCCCCTTGTTTTGTCCGGTATATGGATATCGTTATGCTCATTGGCCGTCATCATCTGCAAATTTTCTATCCTGTCGTCAATGGCGTTGTTGTTTTTGTGATGTATAACGCATCCATCAGGGATAGGACCATTCGCGTCAATCCAGACCGAATGTGCAAGAGGAATCCAAACGTTCGGTTCCGCTATCTTTATCCATGATCTTGGCTGATCGTTTTTTCTCTTTCTTCGCCTGACAGTTACAGTTCCGACTGGACGCCAATTCAATGGCTGTTGCCCAGGCTTAAACTCTGTCGCTATTCCTCGCCGCTCTCCTGGTTTTATCGGGTTAGGCGATGATAATATTCCAGTAGGGAATGTCCCATCTTTGTTTCGTGCTTGAATTTTGTCGATTAACAGTATAGGTTTATCTGACATGATCGCTCTCCTAAGCGGTTATGAGGGCCAGCAAGAGAACGCAAATCTCTTGTCTGGTCCGCTTATTTTACGAGCAATCGCGTCATCGTCAAGTCACCATTGAACAACTCCATTAGTCTTAAATTCCTGCTCCTGCTCGACGGCATCTTGCTCGATTCGTCTCGCTTTGGCCAGCGTATTCTCCATCATTGGCCGCTCAATTTCTGTGATCGGGAAATGGGCGTGCAACGGGAATTTCGCCCCTATCCGGCTTGACCTAGCCAAGCACTGATGAAATTGCTCCCATGAATCGTTGACGAAACTGAATACCTGCCTAGTTGCAATTTGAAGGTTCAATCCCCAACCGATACACGCACTTTTTGAAATCATCAATCGGTTTTCTCCAGCCTGAAAAGACCGGATCATTCTAATCCTATCTTCGTATTTCGTTTCTCCGCGAATTGAGCAAGCATCTGGGAATATCTTCTCCATTTGATCTTGTTCGTGGTTGTATCCGCACCAAATGATCGTCGATTCCTTATCTCTCCACGAATCGACCAATTTACGGATAAATTCAGGCTTGGCCGCATCTATCTTGTTTCCTTTGTAATTCCCCTTACCTATCTGAGACAGCTTGCTTCGCGTCGTGATTCCGCCAGGTTCATCCATGAATAGCTTTCCGGTCAATTCATAGACGGCTTCGCGTTGCTGATTGCTCAGGTCAATTTCATGAATGTGGACGTTGATTGGCGGCAGTGGTTCGCAGTTGTCTTTGAATCCGTAGACAGCCGGATTGTCCAAAAGGATGCACCAATGCGAAATCTCGCGGTAGAATTTGCCTACTGCGTGTGGCTTCATGATCCAACGATCTTGAGTCTGTCCTTTGTTGATGAAGTAGCGGGCACAGAAAGCATTGATATTCGGGAATTGATCCAAGAACACGGCGTGATTTGCATACTCGATTCGATCATTCGGGGCAGGTGTTCCAGTGTAGACAAACTTCCATTCCAGACCGGCACCAATCCGAATCATCGTTGTCGCCCAAACGCCATTTGATTTGAAAATGCTCCCTTCGTTGGCGAACAACGCTCCTAGTTTCCCTTGCGGTGTATCTTCGCTCAATCCATCGTAATTGCAGATTCCAAGTCTACCGCCTGAACCTAAAATCCAGTCGGTAAGATTGCCGGATTTGACACGCTCGAATGGCAAAGCCTTTCCGTACCATTTCGACGTTTCTTCTAGCGATTGCTCCACGCAATTAAGCGGTTCCATGATAAGTATTTTCTTGTCTTTCGGCAGCACGCTCGCAACGTAGCGGGCTGTATCTTTCATGGTCAAATCCTTGCCGCGTCCGCAGGCCATGAAGATACCAAACTTCTTTTTTCGGATACTCAAGCGAGCGACGGAGGCTTGATAGTCGAATAGACATTTGATCGGCCTATACTGTTTGACTTTGACATCGGCAGGAGTTTCCAATCCAAGCAAATGAGCGTACTCGGATGGAAACTCGATCATCCGACCGGCACATCGGAATTTCGGGAAAGATTTCGCAGTAACAAAGGTGCGATAATCGGCAACGGAATTAGGATCAAGAATCAGTTGCATCGTCATCCTCGGAAACTTTTACTACCCGCGTTTTCCAGCCGTACCGCTTGGCAATCCGCTCTTGTTTCTTGGCGTCTCGCATGGATTCTTGCAGTTCGCAATGCCATCCGTACCATTCGCCCACTTCGCTGACAAAGATTTGAATCTGATACATGATCGTTCTCCGTGTGGTTGTTGTGTCCGCACGAATAGACACGGACGGACGAAAACTTGTTTCACTCGCCTACCATTTCTGCTGTCAAAAGACCGTCCTGACAAAAATCGCAGCTATCCCCGACGCATTTTGGGCAAATCAACGCTGGCCGCATCGCCTTCAACCGTTGCCGAGCCTGTTTGAACGTAGCAAAGTAAACCGTGTAGTGAGCGTTGCCGTCTTTCGGTTTGATCGCCTTGAGTGGAGATTCCTTTTCGATCAGTTTGAACGCATCCGAGCATTGATTCAGAAGTCGAATCGCCTTATCAACCAAATCCCTGTCCTTGAAATGCTGTTGCAATCGAATCGGCACAACAACCCCGTTGTCGTCTACCTGCGATTCCTCTTTTGGTTTCTTTGTCTCTTTCATGTCCTTGCAAGCGGTACAACCCTTGATTGCCCCTACCCGCATACACCGCTCGCAAAGGATAGGCGTTTCCCCGCTCGAAATGGACTGTTTCGATTCTCCGAGAACGCCATCCAAGACCGCCTTTTTGATCGTGGGCGGCAACTCGTCAACCGCCTCGGCAAACTCGGCATCCCGTTCAATCGTTTTCGGTGAAACGGAGTGCTTTTCTGCCAAAAACGCGGCAGTTTTGCCATTTTCCGTCATTCCGTCATTCTGACGTTTTGACCCGCCAACCGCCTTTTTCTTCGACAGATATTCCTTGCCACGGTAGTAAGAAAGCCGCTCATCGGTCAGATTCC